GCTTACGTGCGGTCACTGGGTGCGCTCATCGCTCCGTAACGGCTGGTGCTGGTGCCCGCGGTGCGGCACGGTCCACGCCATCACCGACAAGGCGTTCGGCGGTTCTCCTGATGAGTGATGACTGGCCGGACGGCATGGAGATGATCCGCCAGGCCCGCCGTGCGCTCGGCCTGTTCGACGGGGCTATGCCCATCACCCCGCAGCAAGCGTGGGAGGAAGCTCTCGCCCGTATGAGGATGCTCGGCGATTCTCCCGATGAATGAACGATCGAGATACGTCGAGTGTCCAGAACACCATTGCCATATGTCGGACTGCTTCGATCTACACAACCCAACAGCCGAAGCAGGTGGAGCCCAGTCGCCTGCGCACCAGGCAGCAACAATCGAGTTCATACACAAGGGCCTTCAAGAAGGATGGCTCGAACGGGACGAGGAGGGTAACATCATTGACTCGTAGACAATCAATCACCGTGAAACACAACGTAGAGATGGCCCATCGTCTGCTCAATCAACCAGGCAGCAAGTGCTTCCAGTTACACGGACACTCGTGGTGGGTGGAGCTTGAGTTGACGGGGGCGGTACGTGACGATGGAATGATCTTGGACTTCGCTGTCGTCAAGCAAGTGTGGCGGAAGTACCTCGACGAGAACTTCGACCACCATACAGTTGTCAACGATGCCGACCCGATGGTGGCGTACAACATCGCAGGTGTGCAAGGATTGCCGTTCGATCCCACAGTTGAGAACATGGCGATGCTGTGGGGTTGCTGGGTCCAGAATCGGTTCAGTCGTAACTACGACTACTACGTCAAGGTCTGGGAAGCTTCAACGAACGCTGCGACATGGAGGAGTGATGTTACGTCTGAGTGAACTAGAAGCAGCCTACATTGCCGGTCTATTCGACGGCGACGGATGCGTGTCAGTGCAGACCAACAAAGCGGGACAGGCCTACCCTAAGGCTCACATCGCTAATCAACACAAGCCGACTCTTGAGTGGATTGTATGTTGGTTTGGTGGTAGTGTTAGTCGAAGCCACGCTTGCTACAACTGGCAGAAGTTCAATGCACTGGACTTCTTCGAAACGATTCAACCATACGTGCGAATCAAACGAAGTGCGGTTGACACAGCAGTAGAGTTCGGACGCCTACTCAGAACCTACCATGGTGTTCCGATAGCCGAGCGACAACCATTCGTAGATAGGATTCGTGTTCAGAACAAGGAGACGACAACTCTATTCCACGAGGGGGTGTTATGATGTTGCGCCTATCAGAACTCTACATAAGCACACAAGGGGAAGGCCCGAGCACCGGCATCATGACCGCGTTTGTTCGCTTCGCCGGGTGCAACATGCGATGCCCCGGTTGGCCTTGCGACACGCCGTATGCCATCGAACCAAGCATCTGGCGGCACGAGTCCGAGAAGTTAGACGCGGTTACCTTAGCACAGCGAGTCATGGCGGTCTGCGAGGAGGACGGCGCACATAACGTTTGCTTCACGGGGGGCGAGCCGTTCATGCAACCCGATGGAGAACTCCACGAGCTAGCCAAGATCCTGAACGGCCATGGCTACGACATGGAGGTCTTCACCAACGGCTCGTACAGATTTCGTAGTTGGGTTCACGGCCTGCAGGTGATGATGGATTGGAAGCTCGCGGGCTCCGGGGAGTCAATGAACCACAGGGCGGAGCGTACGTGGAATGCAGGTGAACTTAAGACGACAGATGGAATCAAGTTTGTCGTCAAGACCGTCAACGACTTGGACGAAGCAATGAGAGTCGCAGAGGTGTTGAAGACCAAGGCACAGTATTGGGTGGGTGCTGCTTGGGGCCATATCAGGGACGACTTCATCGTCGACTACATCAAGCACTACAAGCTGCCGTGGCGACTCAACGTGCAGACGCATAAGTACGTTTGGGAACCTACCCAGCGAGGAGTGTGATGGCCACTGACAACCAAGTCAAAGTGTCAGAGTCATTCCTCCGGATGACCCTGCCGCATATCTTCAACGACGCAACCTTCGTTGCCAACGAGCACATTGCGGAAACGCCTCGACGCTTTGTGCAGATGCTTCAACAGATGACTTCGCCGGAACCGTTTGAGTTCACGACCTTCGACACCGAACACGACGAGATGGTTGTAGTTCGAGATATCGACTTCGTCAGTCTGTGTGCTCACCACATCGTGCCGTTCATCGGTAAGGCACACATCGGCTACATCCCGAGAGGTCAGCTCTGTGGTCTAAGCAAGATTGCTAGGACCGTACGATTCGAAGCCGCAACGTTGACAGTGCAAGAAGATCTGACAGCACGCATTGCGAACTTCTTGGAACTGAAGTTAGTTCCGCACGGTGTCGCAGTTGTACTCGAGGCAGAGCATATGTGTATGGCTTTGCGTGGCGTCAAGGCTCCCGGAGCACTAACGACTACTAGTAAGATGACGGGTGCGTTTGCTGATCATACCCGTCTGGCCCGTTCGGAGTTTCTACAACTGATTGGAAGACCTCATGTATGACTCAATCATAGCCGACATCCAGAAGCAGTGCATGGAGGATTCCATTCAATGGTTTCCGAACGCTGCGAACGATCTGACTGCCCTTACCCTGGGCGTGTGTGGCGAATCTGGAGAGTTCGCTGACATCGTCAAGAAGGTGGCGCGTGGCAGTTTGATACTTGACGACGCCGTGCCCAAGCTCCAAGAGGAGCTCATTGACATCTTCATCTACGTGATGAACCTAGCCGAGCTGCTGTGCGTCGACGTTGTTGCCCAGTACGTCGACAAGCGGGAGAAGAACATCGCTCGGTTCGGTAGCAGGAAAGAGGACACCAATGGACACTAACGAGCTCAGTGAAGCAGTTGCCGACATCGTGCACGACGCTCGCTGTCGCGTTGGGCCTGGGTCGATCGGTGAGCAGCAGTACACTACGGAACCCGAGCAGCTCTTCGAGTCGATGGAACTTGCGAACCTCTTCACGTATGCCGAAGAGGAACTGCTCGACTGCATCAACTACTGTGTGATGCTCATCATTCGTATCCGTCGACTCAGGGATCCGCTGACGAAATGAAGGTTGCACTTATTACACCCTTCGACCTGCTTGACCTTGCAGCAGTCAGCAGCTACCACCTACTCCTACCTCAGTACTTCGACAACAAGCGATACAGGGAGTTCTATGACGACGCGGTGGGATTCAAGATCCTTGACAATGGGGCAAACGAGAACTACAACGCTGACTTTCGTGAGCTCACAGACATGGGACATGCTTGGGACGTTAACGAGATTGTGGTTCCGGATGTTCTGGGAGACGCTCAGGCCACGATTGATCTGGCTCGGTCATTCGAAAGGTACGCCCAGCCAGATCGCTTCCATTACGTTGGTGTTGCGCAAGGACGAACACTTGCTGAAGTTATTAAATGTATCAACTACTACCACGTCACCGAGTGGATCACAACTCTTGCTCTTCCCCGTGTCCTCAACACGATCCACAAGACCCAACGATTCAACCTGATCGAACCGATCGCGAAGGAGTACGACTTCGGTGCTATTCACTGCTTGGGTGGTTCGTCCTGGGTACGAGAAGTCGTTGCCATTGATGCTCTTGGACTTGTACGTGGGATGGACACATCTCTCCCTATTGTACTGGGCCTGGACGGGAAGAGCCTTGCCGATGATCAGTATATATCTCGACAGGCGGATTACTTCGATCGTGTGGTTGAGCGGAGCTCACTGACCTGGAAGGTGATTGATGACAACGTCCGAAAGTTCTTTGACTGGGCCGGAGCTGGCTACGGTACGGAAACACCCACTGGCGAGTTGTGAGAACTGTTCGCTGTACAGTGCTCCGTATGCGCCTGGGTACGGACCACCTACTGCTTCGATTGTGGTTGTGGGAGAAGCGCCGGGGTATCGAGAAGCTAAGGAAGGTAAACCCTTCGTTGGCCCTTCAGGTCGCCTACTCGACACCGTATTGGCCCATTACGATGTCGATCGCAGTGAGGTCTACGTTGACAACGTGTGCGCCTGCCGACCAGCCGACAATCGTACTCCAACAGCGGATGAGATGGAAGCTTGTTGGCCGCGAGCGAGGGATGAGATTCAGAAGCGATCTCCAGAGACAATCATCGCGCTGGGTAACACCGCTTCTCAAACCGTTCTCCGTACACGACAGGGTATTACTCAAGTCCGAGTGGGGCCACCTAAATCGAGCGATCAGTTCCCAGGAGTCCGAATCGTTCCCACATTCCACCCTGCAGCCTGCCTCTACTCACCTGACACGTTTCCGCATCTCGTATCCGACATCGCCAAAGTCTTCGGACAAGTTTGCGTGGGTTGGGAACCGCCTACGATCACCATCGTCGACACAGTCCAAGACGCGGTCCAGGCCATCCGAGAGCTCGGCAAGTACGATGAAATGACAATCGACATTGAGGTGGGGATTGACAGTGAAACACACTTCGGGCACCCCGAGCAGTACAAGATGCTATGTATCGGCATCAGCTATAAGCCTGGCTTTGTCGTTGTATTCGGCGAACGTGCCTGTCAAGAGGATCTGTTCATTGGTGCCTTCGCCCAGTTGCTCCGAGCCAAGAAGTGGGTGTGTCACAATGGCAAGTTCGACATCGCTGGCCTGCTGGGCTACACTGGTTACGAAGGCAGGTTGTACTTCGATACAATGCTTGCCAGTTACGTGTTGGATGAAAGACCCGGCACGCATGGCCTCAAGTACTTGGCCACCGAGTTGCTTGGCGCGCCGTCGTACGCTGAGGAGATATCTCGATACGTTGGAAAGGGAGATAGCTACGCCATCGTCCCCAGAGACGTCCTCTACAAGTACAACGGATACGACGCCCACTGTACCATGCTCCTCTACCAACAATACAAAGAACAGCTCGACGAGGAAGGTAGGAGGCTCCACGACTTCCTGGTCAGATCTAGCCCCGCGTTGATGCACACCGAGATGGAGGGCATCAAGATCGATCAGGCCTACAGTGAAGAACTTGTCGAACACTACCTGGGTGTCTTGGACCCCTTGGAGAAGGAACTGAACCAATGGGTTATGAACCCACGCAGTCCCAAGCAGGTCACCGAGGCCCTTGCTGATCTTGGACACCACGTAAGCTCGACAGACGAAGAACACCTCAACAACATTCTACAGAAAGTACCACACGACAGCGACACGGCGAAGTTCGTACAGCTGATGCTACGACATCGGCGGGAGCAGAAACTATATGGCACCTACGTCAAGGGAATCCGGAAGCGACTATATCGTGGTCGCATTCACAGTACCTTCCTTGAACACGGCACAACTACTGGGCGCTTGGCTTCACGCAATCCGAATCTGTTCAACATCCCACGCGAGTCAAGTATTCGTCGCCAGTTTGTCCCAGATGAGGGCAACGTCTTCGTTCAAGGTGACTATCGGACAGTTGAGCTACGCGTCATGGCGGTCGAAGCATCCGATGAGTTTCTTGCTGGAATATTCCGACAAGACCGTGACATACATGATGAGTTCTCCCTTGTCTTCTATGGACCAGGATTCACCAAGGACCAGCGAGTGAGAACTAAGGCGTTCGTGTATGGAGTACCTTACGGGCGAGAGGCGTTCAGCATTGCACAAGAGCACGGCATCTCTGTGCAGGAGGCCCAAGCCAAGATGGAGATGTTGTTCGAAGCAATGCCTGGCGTCGTCAAGTGGCGGCAGGACGTCAAAGATCAAATCCTAGCAGAGGGCGAAGACCTTGTCACCCGATTTGGACGTCACCGACGGTTCTGGCTTATTACCAACGACAATGCTAAGGACGTTGTTAAAGAGGGCACCGCATTCATCCCACAGTCAACCGCCGCAGACATCCAGCAGCACGCATTCAACAAGCTCCGACTGGACCTTCACCTTAGCACGCGCGTATCTGTTTACGATTCTATTCTTGTCGAGTGCGCTAGCGCTGACGCTCCTGACGTGGCTAGCACTATGGTTCGTGTCATGGAGGAGACGGCGGCGGAACTAATGGGGGACGACATACCATTTCCTGTAGACATCAAGTACGGCAACAGTTGGGGGGAGGTCTGATGTCACGTGGTAAGCCCAGTGCTGTTGGGGACACACGAGTCGCACCCAACGGTTACCACTACACACGTACTCCAGACGGATGGAGAGCAACACACGAACTAGTCCTAGAGCAGAAACTAGGACGACTACTTAACAAGGCAACGGAGGGGTGCCGCTTCGTCGACGGCGATAGAACAAACTTGTCCTCGGAGAACATAGAGCTCCGTACGAAGCGCTCGCAGTCTGACGATGCCGTGCGGGCAAGACTGGAGGCACGCATCGAAGAACTCCAGGCACAGTTGGCCGACCTCGATGGCTAGCGTCCTGTGCCCTTGGTGTGAGCACCCACTCTACCCAGAGTTCGACAAGGGCAGCCGCTTTGTATGTTGCGAACGCTGCCTAAACTGGTTGGCGATCAAAGCCATACCAGTTCACACAACCGAGTACGTTGCACGCCGCACTGACTATCATCCAGTGCGCCAAGAACTAGAGTGAGCAAGCGCGCTGAGACTATAGAGAGACCGAGTCTAATCGCGGTCTAACTCGATGCCAGCGCGGAGCAACACGAGTAGCTTGTCTCATTGAACCAAGCGAATAGACCGAAAGAGAATCCGAGGGAATGAAATGAGAATCATAGCACTTGATCCAGGTGGAACGACAGGTGTTGCTACGTATGAGACTGAGCACCAGATCTGGGACCATTGCCAGATAGGGCCAGCAGAGCATCACAACGCCTTGTGGAACTACTTGACTGATACTGAGCCCGACGTAATCATCTACGAACGGTTCATGTACCAGCGTAGGGAGTTGACTCGTGGAGTGACTCTGAACCTAGACGCTGTGGAGTACATCGGAGTGGTCAAGTTGTGGTACTCCCAACATGTAAACGTCGAACTAGTCTGTCAGACGCCTCACCAGGCGAAGATGTTCTGGGACGACGAGAAGTTGAAGACAGTGGGGCTGTACATAACAGGTGCCCCGCACGCCAATGACGCTACGAGGCACCTGCTGTACTACCTCACGTTCCGTAGTGGCGATACCGAACGTGACAAGTGGATGAAACGACTTCAACCTCCTTCTGATTCTGGTGGTGCGGGGGGTGGTGTTAACAGAGGCCCTTCCTGAACGAAGTAGCTAGCGACGAACACTAAGATGGTCGTCAGCGCAGCAGCAACCTCGGCAGGCACCGAGATGCCAACCAAGTCGAGGAACCACACAAGGATAGTTACTGCCGAACCAGCAACTAGTCCTGTTCCGACCTTACGCGTGGGCGCTGCTGACGGTTGGTCCGCTGGTGTTCCGTTCATGCTACTCCTATCCGGCTACGCAAACATGCAACGTAAATGTCTGGTTCTTCTCTTTGATCGTAATGTCCTTGAAGGAGAAACCTGCGGGGCATGTTGTAGGTGCCCCAGGTAGTCCTTGAGGACCAGTCAGTCCTGTTGCTCCTGCTGGTCCGGGCGGTCCCTGAGGCCCAACGGCTCCTGGTGGTCCTGTTGCTCCTGTGATTGACTCTCCTGGTGGACCAGTCGACCCAGCGCTTCCAGGTAGGCCTTGTATCCCTGTACCTGATGCCCCAGCTGCACCCGTCGCACCCGTTTGGCCAGTCGCACCAGAAGCACCAGTAAGCCCAGTGCCACCAGCACTCCCTGTACCAGACGTAACAACAACTGTAGTACCCGTCGTTCCTGCACCGCCATTCAAGCCGGGTGGTCCGGTTGAACCTGGAGTGCCATTCTTACCTGCTGGACCTTCGATCCCTGGAGGTCCAGGAGGCCCCTTCGGACCTTCGAACCAACCAAGGTGTGTTGCCCCAATCAACGCTGCGATGACGAACAGTGCTATGGAAGCTACGAAGTACCACCCCGCTATCCCTTCGTCGTCGAACAAGTCAGGGTGCTTCATCTTCAGGTCGTGTAACTGCTTAGCATACCCTTCGGCTTCCTTTCGTGACTCGCTCAGGAGTTCGTGACATGTAGCTGACCCTTCGTCCTTGGCTTTACGAATAGCCAGCCAGGCAGTGATGATACCACCAATGCCTACTAGGATCGCCCCGATGCCTGCAAAGTCCAAAGTGAGCCCTTGCTGTGAGGGAAGCCGAATCGGCCCAGGTCAACCCGGCTCCCCTCACGATCAAGCACCACAGGGCGCTAGGTCACTGGAGCTGTCCACGAAACACTCCACGTCTGAGGACCAACGAGACCGTCGACACTGAGACCCTTCTCCTGTTGGAAGTTGCGACAGACACCTTCACTCTGTGGGCCATAGCTGCCGTCGACGCCGATCGTCCAGCCGCGCGCTGCCATCTGCTGCTGCCAGGTACGAACGTTCGGCTTGTCGCGGTCGTAGTAGCCGGAGTGACACTTGGGGTCTGGGCGTGCTGTACCCAAGTAGTGGTTCGGTGGGTATGGGAACGGAGGTGCTGACCCACCAGGGGGAGGTGGCTGTGGCGGCTCAGGCGAAGGGCCTGGGGGAGCCCCTAGCAGCTGGCCGACACGGGCGCGCATGCCGTCAGCACCTCCTGGGAGCAGGGGACGACAGAAGTCGATCTTGCCTTCTGTTGACCATTCGAAGTGCTGACACACCATGCCTGGATTGGGGTTGCCGAGTCCGCTTAGGAAGGCCGCGTGTACTGCGCAGCTGATCTCCCAGCGCCGTTGTGGGAACGGTTCCGACTCGTAGCCACAGTGTTCTACTTCAAGTCCGAAGACGGACTGATTACCGGAGTGTCCGGCCCAACCGCCGCGTCCAGCATGGTTTGCAACTCCGGCGGCAACGAGGTTGACAACGTCGTCTCGCTGCTGGTGGACGTTACAGAGAGGTCCTGGGAGACCTGCTCTTCCATTGATGCAGATCCCAAGAGATGGAGCGACGCCCGCAACTGGACCGGCAGTGTGATGATTAACGGATCCATATGGGTCAAATGTTGCGTAGTCTCGTCCACGACTCCTCCATCCATCGATTTCTACAACGCGGACACCCATCGGATCGAGGAACCGATGCAGGCGATTGACTAGGTCTAGGTCAGGTCCGTACACAGCCATCACTCACCTCCTTTCTCAGCCGCAAACACTTCTTGCCATTGCTCGGCGCTTGTAGGCGAGTCTGCCCCTTCGGGAAACAAAGGACGATACTCTGCTGTCTCCTCGTCGTCGGCTTCCTCTTCAGGAATCTCGTCTGGGTGTTCACTGTCCTGTGTGTCGTCTCCCATAATGCCTCCTGGGCTAGTCGAGTGGGTAGTTCACGTTGATGCCATACCAGGCGTTGGAGCCCACGTAGGGAATGACGGTGCCATCTTCGTTTACGTCGAGGCGTCCGAAACCACCTCCACCGTCTACTGCCGCTGTGATGAATCGTCGTACAGGCCTGAACCCGACTGGCATGATGATGCAGGCTTGACCTATCGTACCACTTTTGACAAGGCCGCAAATGCGAACGGTGTTATTAACTTCGCGGCAGTACTTGCACGAGTAGATCCCGCCGTAGTCAGACCAACCGTTTGCGAAGGCTGGCACGTACCAGTAGTGGCCACCGTTGACCGAACCGATGACTAGTGGGTCTCCGCCTTTGAGATCAACCCAGACACTGTCGTACACGTACGGTACGTAGCTCTGTAGGAATCTCATCCCAGGAATCGTTACGGTCGACCCTCCAAGCTGGACGTCCACCGTGATCGGATAGTTCCCTGGCTGCCCTGGGAATGAGCCGAGATTGACCGCTTGGACAATGCCTTGACGTCGTACGATCGTAATGTCGCCTGGGTCGTAGGGTGACATCGCTTTGGCAAGTCGCCCAGGAGCTTGACCGGGAAGAACCTGTGGAAGCTGTTGAACTACAGACTGATCAGACACCGAGCACCCTCTGCCTCGTGGAGACGTTCATTGCGCGTTGGAACGTCATTGGGATTGTGATCTTGCTGACACTGTAGAGGTCGTTGATCTTTGACCTCAGGCGTGTGATTTGAAGTGTGTCGTCGATGTCGAGTGCTGGATGAACTAGGTCTTGGGTCTCCACGATGATTGGGATTCCAATCGACTTGTTCAGCCTTGCACGAGCCACGTTCAGTGCCTGCTGGGTTGACGTGACATCAGAACTGGTGTAGTAGTCAACGATGTTTCCCATCGGACCATTAACGTACGTAGGCGAGCGAGGGTTCTGATCCATAACCTCGGCGCGCACTGGTCCTGAAGTGTTGTTGGTATTCTCGCCAGTGACGACCGCGTGGTTGAAGAACTGTTCGTCCGAGAGAGTCTTCGTCAGCGACAGCAAGGTCGCATTCGTACCCTCGAGTAGTGCCCAGTCTGCAGGACCAAGACTTGTCTGCACAGCTTGAATCGTACAGTAGCCGTCTGGGTCAAAGTAGGCTTCGTATCCAACATTGCCCAGTAGTCGTCTTGCTTCACCCCAGGGGTCTTTGCCTGCCTGAAGGACAATGGGTGTCGAAGGTGTGAGAAGGTTTGTTGTTGCCGATCCCGCAAACCGAACTTGTGGGTAGCAGTAGCGGATGAGATTCTGCACTGCTACGATGTAGTTGGTGTTACCAGGAATGACATAGTCGAGCGCGAGAACTGCTCGTTGAACTCTTCGGGCTCTGTCGAACGCATCGACTGCAATCGACATCGTAGCACCCGAGTCATCAAGACGAAACTTCGAAACACCGAACACACCTAGCGGCAGTAGCTCCTGTGTACCGTCGTAGTACTGAATGCCTCGATACAACTTGACCTCGGTCCTACCAGGAGTCAACATGTCGTTGAAGTCATCAGGTACTAAGTCACCAGTGGGATCCTGCATCGTGAAGTTGCAACGCCGTCTGATCGCATCGTCCTGCACAGTTACGTTGCCGTCGGTGATCTGTAGCGAGGTCACGTAGTTGTTGTCAAGTAGGATGTCGGCACGTGCAACGACGACGTGAGACTGCACGACTGTGTTGTCGAAGGCTACTGAGCGGGGGTACATTAAGGCCTCGAGACCTCTACCCATTTCGTCTTGAACGTGCGGTAGATAGGCGACGGGCCATTGAACTCCTCAAGCGTGCCACCACTCAAGAACTGAATGTACCACTGCTGGCCATCGTACTTCTGCAGCAGTTGAGTCACCAGCGTCTTGTAGAACGCATCGCGGAAGACCTGCCAGGTGAAGTCAGACGTAAACTCGAACGTCATTGAACCTTGCACCGTGTTGGCTACGTCTGTAACCACTACAGGATCAGGTCGTCCAAGTGGGTTGTACGTTGCATCCTGAATCGGGAAAGTCAACTGGAAGGTGTTGTCAATGATGTCGACTTCCAAGGTCCACCCACCACCTAGGACGTTCTTCAACCAGAAGCCTCTTCCGCTAGGAGGAGCTGTCAACGTTGTAGCAGTAGTCATCCCAGACGTGATTGACGACAACGTTGAGGGCTGAGCGGACGAAGGGTTGGCTGGGTCACCAATGGCGAAGGTCGTGACAGTTGTTGCTCTGTACTGAACTGACGTCTGTAGCGGTGCCTCGTAGTCGTAGATTGCGGCTGACAACTGCGTACCGTACGCAAGAGCCGAAGAGGGCACACCTGTGAGTGTAGAAGCGTAGGGAGCCGGTCGGACCGTAGTCCAAGTGTTGCCTCCATCAGCTGTGCGTTCAATCAGGATCGTTTGTCCTACACCATTGCTAGGTCCCACGTAGCCTGTCGACGCGGTCATACTTCCAGGAGACCAGTCGGTGATGTTTGTACCTGGTGCTAAGTACATTGAATCGAAACAGTACACCTCGCCTGCAGCAACACAAGCAAGTACGTCCATTGACATACCTACCCACGCAGTGCCTGCCGGAGCTGTCGACTGGTAAGTACACATTGTCCAAGTGTTCGGTACAGCTGTCTGAGCACCAGCACCGCCACCGACCGCAGTGAAGCTGGAGTTGTAGAAGGTGATCTCCACGCGACAGCTGCGGTTACCTGACGCCGACGTTCTCTTGAACCACCCTATGGCGGAGTAGATCTGACCAGGTGTGGCAGGCTTCAAGTGGGTAGCGTCCGGGTAGGTAATGATCTTCATGTCACCCGCAGCACCCGACGTTCCCTGCAGACTTTGTGCGCCCCATTGGAACTGTGTGTTGGTCTTCGCCAGGGAGGATATGTTCTGATTCGACCACGTAGTACTGCCAGCGCTTTCAGATGTCGACTCGTCGAACGTCAGCAGGTTGTCTTGCCCTTGTACAACAAGCTGCACACGACCGTGGGCGACGTCTGGTGTTGCCGTAATGAGTGGTACGATAGGTGACTCGAAGGCGACCGCAATAGGACCTGACGTACCCCAGCCACTGATCCTCTGCTGCGGAACTTGCGTAACGCGCGAGTAGGATCTGAACGTCGTATTGTTTGCCAAGTCGACGCTAGGTGTGACCGTGTAGGTCGTCAGCGGTCCACCGTTCAGACCATTGACAAGAACGGTCGTACGAGCTGCGTAGCCGCCCATGCCTGGATAGAACCCTGCAGCCTGTCTTTGTGTCTCAGTGTAGTAGTATGTATCGTGCAACAGGATTGCGTCGTTCTCAGTGTCGCTTGTCGTCCAAGTAACTGACGGACGCGGCTTACCAAGGTTCACGGCTGCATTGGCTGTCGGTGCAGCAGGGTCGTCGTTGAACGAATAGTCAACCCACATCTCGTAGATGCGCCACTGCTTCGTTGCGTACCAGATCGAACCTAGTTGGATCATGTCGATCGTGTTGTAGTTCTGTCTCTGGTTACCTGGTGCACTGGTGTAGTACGGTATACTCACCCAGTACTGCCCTGCAGGAGTCTTCGGCGCAGCAGCACCTGTGTACGTAGTGATTGTCTGAGTAGCTGCCGAAGCAGCATAGGTGTCTTGTGTGTTGCCTATGAGCATGTAGCCGCCAGTGTTGAGACTCAGCGACGTGGTACATAGACGAACGTACAGAGGTGCGGCACCCCACAGAGGCGAGTTCAACGTACCTAGGTCCGCCATCCGCAAGCGCACCTGAACAAAGTTGACTGACTCGTTTGCAGGAAGCACAGGAGCCTGAATCGGAATCGAGCAGTACAAGATGTCCTGGTTCGGTAGCAGGTTGTACGGCGGAGCTTGAATGTACGACGAGTCGGATCCGTCGGTAAGAGCTGCTACACCGGTAGACGCACCAGCTACTGTCCACCCGTTGAGATTCTCGCCCCACCCACCATACGCAGTTGGCGTACCTGGTCGATAGGTGTTAATGCCGCTAGTCATCGTACTCCTGACATGATCCGCTCGTTGACTACTTCGTTGAACTGAGCATGCACTTGCTGTGCGACCTCTACGGGATCAGTTACACCGTTGACCTGGATAGCACCTTCGCTCCATTGGTGTACATTGTACGAGTTTAGCGGCGCACCATTGTTTGGTCCACTAACGCCTATGTTGCCTGTCATCGCACCTTGCAAGTCAGGCGCTACCGATCCCAGGAACTTCTGGACATCGTCGTAACCACTGGTGAGTCCCTTGAGGAAGCCCTGCATCACAAGTTGACCGTTCTCGATAAGGACCTTGGCGTCGTCCTCAGGCGGACCTTTCCAAGAGGTGAGCTTGTCCTTCAGTTCGCCGAGCTTGTCACCAACAGCACCGAACATAGATCCGATCCCACCAATGAAGCCCTTGATGACCGCAACACCTGCATCCCACAAGATGTGTCCGAGGTCTCCGATGAAGCTGAGGATGTTGTGGGGAATGTCTGAACACCACTTGGCGAAGTCGAACCAGACACTAAGAACGCCCTCGTAGAGACCGTGGAGCAAATGCCACCCTGCATCCCACAACAGGTGAGCCAAGTCACCAATGAACCCAAGTACCGCCCAAGGCAAGTTGACGAAGAAGTCCTTCATCAAACCCCACACAGCTTGTAGGGCATTCCAGATACCGTTCCACGCATCGACGAAGAACTGCTTGATGCTATTCCACGCAGCTCCCCAGTCACCCTGAATGATGTTCAGGACGAACAGGATGATGTCCTTGACCAGAGTGATCGCTGTAGCAATGATGCCTGTGATTAGATTCCACACACCTACGACCATACTCCAAATGGTCGAACCAAAGTTTGCCCAGAGGGCCTCGATCACACCTACCGTGAACTCGATGATGGTGTGAATCACATCAACGGCGAACGAGATGACCTGTACGACAATACCCCAAACCAACGTTGCGTCCGACAACATCTGTTGGAACACAATCGAGATCATGTCGATCGCGGGACCTAGAACCGCCTGGAAGATATCTACGATCGTCTGGACGTTATTCGAGATCAGGTCGTAGACCAAGTTCCAAACTGACGACACCTGATCCCAGAAGAACCAGAAGACCGGAACGAAGATGGTCATAAAGCCTGACCAGAACCACATCAGGTCTGACCAGATCTTTATGATCGTTTCGTAGATCGCTGCACCTACGTCGGAGAAGAACCCAGCAATGGCATGGACGACGTTCATGATGCCCGGGCCGAACGTACCCCAGAACCAGCTAGCGAAGGCGGCAATCTTGTTCCACACGTTCTGGGCCCACTGTACAATATCTGACCAGGCCTGCACGACGAAATCTCTAGCCTTGCCGAACGCCGTAATGATACCATCCCAGGCACCTGTTACGATGTCCTTCATGTGACCCCAGACGTTCGCTGACGTCGATGTGATCCAGTCCCAGAACTGCTGCATCTTGTCCCAGACGGTCTGCATCCAACCCCAGACGATGCCCCACACTTCTATGGTGACATCCCTAATCGTATTCCAGTTACGATAGATGATGTAACCCAATGCGAGTACGGCGATGACGACAGCGGCGATCAAGGCAGCAGCTAGGATAAACGGAATGCTAAGTGCCGCTGCTACAGCTGCTGTGATACCAGCGAGCGCGTCGAACGTAGCAAACGCGTACGCCAACCCAACGAAGGCTGTAGCAAGTCCAACAACGGTACCTATCACATCGTTGTCTTGCAGTGCCTGGAAGGCGTGTACGAGACCCCAGATAACTGCGGCAACCACAAGGAGTTCGAGACCCTTACTGAATATCTCACCCATCCAGGTGCCTAGTCCGCTTCCCGTTGTTAGTGCTAGTACACCATTCAAGATGATGAGCGAGCCAACAAAGATGAGGATGAAGCCCGCAACCGTTAGGAAGGTAAACCCAGCTGCAGCGATCAACATGATTGTCTTCCGCGTACCTGGATCCATATTGTCGAACCACTTCAGGATATCTGTGCCCACCTGGAGCACACGGTTCAACGCAGGTAGGAAGGCATCACCAATCTCGGTCTTCAGGATGTCGAGGTTGTTCTTGAACAACTGCGATTGCGACTGGGGCTGCTTGAACATAATGTCGTAAGCGTTCTGCATCGACCCCGACGAGTTCGCGATGTCGCTTGTCAACGAATCGAACATACCCTGTGTGTCATTAACTGCAAGGTTCAAGAACCTCATTGCCTGGATCGTACCACCAGCGCCTGTACCAAGTTCTTTCAACTTGGCAGTTACCTGCTCTGGTGTTAGCCCCTGTAGCTTAGCCCGCAGGTCGTCAATGACAGCTGTCATGGGCCGGATGTTGCCCTGAGCGTCGTAGACGTTGATCCCGAACTCTTTCATGTTCTGGGCGAACTTCGGATTGGACAACATGTCCAACGCTCTAGCGGCAGACGTAGATGCCTGAGCAGCACTCAAGCCATTACGTGTCATGAACGCGATCATAGCACCCAGCTGCGCGTACGACTGTCCTGCACGCTGTGCTGACGGGATAGCTCGACCGACAGTAGAGGAGAACTCGTCGTAAGTGATGACGCCCTTCTTGACCGTCTCGAACTGAACGTCCATCACCTTGTTCACATCGCTAACAGGCACCTTGAAGGCATTCATGATAGCGATGGTTGCACGACCAGCTTGTTGAACGTCAACCTGTCCAGCCACAGCACCCTTCGAGAACGCTGTCAAGAGAGTCTGCGCCTGGGTTGTATTGACATCCATCGAGGAGAAGATGTCGTACAACGACGACTGCATCTGTTGGAAGGGCGCCGGGATAGCGGCAGCTACGTCTCGGCCGATCTGTTTGATGTTCTCCAGTGAGACACCGGTCTGATCGACCTGCGTGAGGGTAAGTGCGGCCTGCTGGTTGTAGTCCACGGCGGCCTGCGTGGCACTCTTGAAGAACGAAAGACCCGTCAGTCCAATGGCACTCAGTCCAATACCGACACCAGCAATAGCGGAACCGGTCTTAATACCGGACATCGCTGCTGCTTGGGCTTCGGAATCCAAGACAGAGAACGAACGGCCGACGTCAGCAAGCACACGTGTAGCCTGATCACGTGCGCGAATGATGAGCAGTACTTCGCGTGTCCCTAGGGGCAACTATCTACCTCCCTTGGGCATTGATCCGCGTAGCTTCTTCCACTCCTCTTCTGACTTCGCGTTCTGGGCGAGTTGCACAAGGTACATCCCTTCCACTAAGAGGAAGTCCTGATCGAACAGGGCTCCCTCTCTAGGCAATGTACTAAGGCTAACACACAGGTTCGTGATCTCAATGAGTGCTGCGATCTCGTGGGCATCTGGATCGATCCTACTTCCGCTTAGGAAGAGTTCGATCCGTCTGAGGAGTTTCCCGAGTCGAACTCGTGCATCTCGGTGATGTACTCGGAAATCTCCTGGCCGATCTTCGGATCCAAGACCTGCAGGGCTTGCTGAGAACGGAAGTCGAGAAGCTCGCCGTTGTCGTTCTCGAGGTTATGAGACACGATACAATGCGTGAACTCGAACTGGGTGACGGCTTGGTTCGCCATTACCATCTCGCCCTTGAAGCCTTGCGTCTGTCGGCCTTGTGACTCAACCATCATCCGCATTGCCAACTCCTGCCGATGAAGCCACTGCCCGTAAGGCATACGTCGAAGTTCGACGAAACCTTCCGGGCAAGTTCTGAGATCCTTATGTACGGTCTCTTGTGTGAATGTTGCCTTAGGCACTTTCTGCCCTCTCTTCCTGATGTGGACACACTCCGTGATAAGCCTTTGCCATATTACAGTTATGACAGAGAACCTGATACCCGGGAGGATATCCCTCTCTACGAAGGTGCAGAAAGAGACTGGTCTTTCTTTCCTGACAGCCGTCAATATGGTCGATCGCCAGGAACTCATAAGTCGACTCACCACAACACACACAGCTTGGTGTTTCAGAGTGTGAGTAGTGCTGCAGAACTTCGAAGCGAACTCTACGTCGCCACTCTTTAGCACTCACTCCCTTCTGACGAGTTCCTACTTGAGGTGTATACGGTAGACCAAGAGACGCTTTCCGCTCGGCATAACGCTCTCTTCGCCATCTACACATACACTCCTTGCAACGGTAGTCAGCGTTGTCCAAAGCACTTAGATAGAAACAATCGAGCACTTTGTCCTCTCTACAAGTGTTACAAAGCATAGTTCCTCCTGGGCTGGAACTGTTAGGGAACTGTGATCGTAGCGTTCGTAGTGCTGACGATCTGGAAAGGAGCACTCGACGTGTTGTCGTACACCCCATTGTACGTGATATCAGCTCGGACCAGATCGCCCTGGCCCGTCGTGCCGCCGATCTCGTACGTGTCCACAATCGCCGCCTTGATGTCGAAAGAGATCGAGGTGCCTCCGGGCTTGGAAGCGGTGAGCTTGATCTCTTTCGCCGTGAGAGCCTTGAACGCGTCGTACTCGGTTCGGTCTTGGAAGTCACGCGCCACCTTCAATACGACAGTACGCTCTCCGTACTTGGCGAACTGCATGTACCGGTTGTTCTTGATCCGGTACTGAGCTTCGCCCGCATCGTTGATGGTGAGCGTGAACCCATCCGTGTCGAGAACGGGCGATCCCGACGGAATCTCGAGGCTGTACTGGCCGGCGCCGAACGGAGGAGTCAACGTGTAGGTCGGAGTCAACGCTGTCTGGGTTGCTTCATCCTGTCCCAAGATGCTGAACTTAGCGATCAGCAATCCGTTGTCCATGGAGTACTCCATCGACGAGATGATGCAGCCCGTGTAGCCGAATACAACACCGGCACGCGAAACACTGATCGACGCTGTCTTGGCTGGGATCGCAACGGCACTTGGCGTGTACGTGTAGATCGACGGGGTTGCTCCTGTCTTCACCTGCGCACCGCGAGCGTGGCGAAGAATGCTCGGCAGGATGTCCTCGGTGCACTCGATCTCGAAGTCACCCTCGATGTGTGAGTTACCCGGAACAGGACCGGCAATGTCAGCGATACCACGTAGCGGTCGACGCCACACAGTATCCTGTACGTACTTGAACGTTTCTGAGCGCAGCGGTAGCCACACCGTCGGCGCAAGGTATGTCCCAGGGGTTACTTCGGCAGCGATGCCGACGATCTCCTGAGCTCCAACACCAATGGGCATTACGCGTCACCTCCTGTGGACGATTCAGCCGCGGGTCCCTCCGGAGAAGGCTCCACAGGGGCGGACTCTTCTGGTTCTTCCTCGGGTTCCGGTTCCTTGTTACTGATGGTGAGATTTCCGTCTTCGGGGAACGTCGCACCCGTCATTGCTTCGTACGTCGCGATCTGCGCCTCGTCGACTTCCTTCTCACCCATGTTGGGAACAGCGCCCAGACCAGGGATCTCAAACAACTCACCCTCTGGGTAGTGTTCGTCTTCGACTCGTACTGTGCCCATTGGGCCTCCTGTTAGATGATCCTTTGGCTAAGACCGGTCCATGCAAGCCTTGTGGCTCGCATCATCGTTCTGGGCGATCGGACTAGAACCCCGGGCGTCATCTGAATGACATACCCGTAGATCACGTTTCCACCCATTTGCTTGTCCGCATTCAGAACTTGTTCCACTTGCTCGGCGAACTCGTTGCATTCTTTCACGTTCAGTTGGTCGTCTTGTACTTTGCCGTGGTAGATGTAGATGTACTGAGTGAACGTGACCTGCGCGTTGTTGCCTGTGTTCATGAGCTCGCGGTTTCGTTCCACGCTCTCGACGCACAACGTAGGTGTGACAGGAATCAACTGCTGATCGCCGTAGAAGATGGACGGTCCGCCCGTAGGAATGTTCGGAATACCCAAAGCGACCGCGTTCGCCTTCAACAGGTCGACCTGATACTGGGTCAGGACGCTGGGCTGGTCGGTAAGCGGCACTAGTCAAGGAACCCCGATGTGATTGTTTGGATATCGACCCAAGTACCCATTGCTAGGTCGATCTTAGCTAGGTCTTCGTCCTGGAACATGATGAACTCACGCATAGGCATGAACCTAGTGCCTGTTGAGTGGTAGTAACCGTACTCGGCACCAGGTAAGCTCTGGACGGTAACTTCGCCTTCGCCCGCAGTGGCGTTGATTACCCAGGTGTAGGGAGATATCGCCACGTCTAAGAGCACGCCGGTTTCGATTAGGATTGCGTCGCCCTTCTTCTGCAAGAGCGTTCCTTCGGCGAGTTCATCCCAGGTAGGGCGGCCACCCTGTAGGAAGTTCTCATGAACCGAAGGGATCATAATGTCGTCAACGATGGTCTCGAGAAGCTTATGCACGTCCTCGAGGTTCGTTGACCACTCTTCCAAGCCCCAGAGGGTAAGTGCCAGACTTGGAACCATGACGTTGTTGAAGCCGATGTAGGCGTTTCCTTGTGGGCCGCCACCGCTTCCGATCGGGATGTCGGTCATCAGAACACCTGGCCATACGTGAACATCAATGGAGCGGCGTTCGGATCTGTGGGATCTCCGCCTTGATCAGGGTCGGCCATTGCCGTTGCGTCATCGGTTGGCCAGAACTGCGGGAAGCTCCAGTCCTCTCGAATCGCCTCCGTTTCGCCTAGGTCTTGTTTACCAGAGGCGATCGCGTCCAGAAGGTTGTTCGAATAGGTGAGGAGATAGTTCCCGTACCCTGATTCGTCAGAGTTCTCGCTGTACTGTCTCTTGTACAGCATCCCGGCATACCACATCGACTCCACGCTCTTGACGAGCTGTGGAGTCGTAGTGGGATCTTCCCAGCCCCCGGATTCGTAACGACTAGTTAGCCTGGAGGTCACAAACGCGAACGCCGTGGCCTCCAGGCTAGTGTCGATGTCAGCAACCGTGAGCTTGGTAGGTTCCAGCCACTGTTGGACGTCAGTGAGCAGGATGTGTGAGGCCATTAGACCTCAGAGGCTGAGCCGGAATCCTGAGGGGTCGAGGATTCCGACTCGTTGCCTCCGACCTCTCCGCCCGTCACGTCTTCGTTCGCCGCTTCGAGCTGCTCTGGGTCGGTAGCGAAACCCATGTCGAGAGGTGATCCCCCACCCCGAGACATGACCGTCTGGCCTGCGGTTGCGAGTTGGGATCGTAACTGTTCGACCTCAGCTTCGAGATCGAGCAGACGCTGTTGGTCGTCGCTGGTCGGTTCATCCGTGATGGCGCCGGCTGCACGAAGCTGGTCCATGGTCTCTTCGTCGAGACCGCTGACCTCTTCACCGGCTTCGATGTAGACGACTTCGCCGTCTTCGGTGCCGTGCTTGATGTCTGTGACTGCAGTGGGCATGTTTCCTCCTTACGCCACAGCGGTCTTGATGAGGTACGCCGCGATCGCCTTGCTCGACACGTCGAGCGCAACGATCTTGAGGTCGTACCGGCGGGAGATACGGACGATGTCCGACTTGCGGGTCTCTTCGCGCCAGCGTTCGGCCACTTGCGGGCGAGCGCCCTGGTAGCCCCAGTTGAACTCGTACGCGAAGGCGGGAATGCGAAGCCCAGGACGAGCAGGCACGTAGGCGAGAAGCACGTCCTTGCCCCACAAGTACCCGAGCACTGCAGCCTGGCCAGGGTTCGACGAGTTGTAACCAACGCCAGGAACGATGAGCTGACCGATGCCGAGAACCGACGCAATGAGCTCCGGCGTGAGGATGCCACGCTCGGAGTACTTGATCCGCTCGATGAAGTCGGGGTGGTCTTCGAGTTGGGTCATGACCTGATACGGGAAGACGGCCACGTTCGGCTCGAAGAAGAGCCCCGAATGGATCTTGCGGAAGCCAGCACGCACGTCGCTGATCGGTGTGGAGTTGACGTAGTCGTTCCACTGCTGCGTACCTGACAGGGCCACGCTGTAGCCGGAGGCGAAGTTCGCCGCCGTCGTGACCTGGGACTGCATCAGGATCTCCCTCTGCAGCATGATCTTCGACGTGACCAGCTCGGTACCGTCGACATCAGGCGCGAGCGGCGAATCGACGTTCTCACGCTCTTCGTCCGTGATCGCAATCTGCAGTGAGTGTTCCTTGGCGAAGTACGTGTCCAACGACACCTGGAGACCAGGGATCTCGTTGGCGCTCGTACCTGGCGCTCTGAAGTCGCCTCCCGGCTCAAGGGCCCAGCCCTCTCGCCCGAAGATGTAGTACTTGTCGCTCTGCCGACGCACGTCTACCCGTGGGTACAGCGCTTCTCCGACGTAACCGTTGTTCGGCCACGCGACGCTGATCTGGGTAAGGACGACGTCGATGTGGGTATTTCCACCACCCCTTGGGTCGTAAACAGCCATCTAGGTCTCGCCTCCTTTACGGCTTGATAACGCCGGGGGTCAGGAGCAGGTCGACCTGGTCACCCTGCGCAGTGGCTGCTGAAAGAGTCAAGCCGACTGCCGCTTGACCTGTGGTTGCCGCAACGACTCGACCTGTGTTGTCTGTCGCCACGAGTGTCGAACGAGCGAGCGCACCCGCCGTTCCGTTGATGGCTCGGGTGATACCCATCATGCGGATGTCTGCGATCCGTCCTGACGTGGCATCAGCTGCCGAGATGTTCTCTTGAGCTACTCCGAGAACAACAGCAGCGGCCGCGTCAGTCTGCTTGACGCCCGTGTCGGCCACTTGGGTGACCGCACGAAACTGCGTGATCGCTGTCGTCGCTTGGTAGCCCTTGTCCAACACAAAGTTTGGGCCCATGCTACTTCACCCCGTTCGGATCGAGGAAGGCTTCCTTGCGGTACCCTTCCCAGAGATCCGGGTGCATGCGGCCGACGGCGTCGACAGCGTCGACGTACGAGAGGTTCGCGTCACCCTTCATCTCTGCTTCGACGAGATCGCTGAACTGCTTGGAGTTGCTCTCACCGCCACGCGCGCGGACCGGATCTCCGCCACCACCACGCTCGTCCAGCTCGATGACTCCGTCTTCGACGATGGTTCGCACCATGTTGTAGACCTTGTCGCTGAGCTGCTTGGGCGCCGTGGAGAGGATCTCCGACAGCTTCTTCTCGGCGACGGGACTCAGGGCGAACTTGCTGCTGTTCGTCAAGGTCGCAAGCCGAGCCTTGGTCTCTGACAACCGCGTGGCCGTCTCGAGAGTGTCGATGCGACGCACGAGGTCCGAAACCTTCATGACGGTTCCGTCACTGAGTTGGATCTCGCTTGCCGCGATGGACTCTGGAGTGCCTTCGGGTTCACCCTCTGGCTCGCCTTCCGGCTCCCCTTCTGGTTCACCCTCTTGCTCACCAGGTTCGCCCGGAGTGGGCTCTTCAACCTGAGACAGAAGAGCCATCAGCTCCTCATCCGTCGTCTCGTCGGTGAAAGGCACCCCGAGCCGCCTGGCCAACTTCTCCAGGGTGGCACGGTTCATCTGGTTGCCTCCTTGTGGCACGTCGATGACTTCTGACAGATTGATGGGCAGGATGTCCTTGAGGTAAGGACGGTTGGTGATAGCCCCTCCGAACAGGACATCCTGGAACTTCTGTCCTGACTTGGGATGCACCCACTCATCGGCGAAGTCCGAACTGAAGTACTTGTACTGCCTGTCCTTCAGCTTGGTCAGCGCTTCCTGAGTCCACTCAACGCCGACCCAGAGTCCATCAGTCTGGTCGCCGTTCAAGCGAGCTTGCACTCCACGGATCCAGCCGGCAGCGCGGCCGTCGAATGCCTTGTGGTCGTAATCGACGTCGATGTCGGTCTCGCGGACCTTCGCGTCGAAGTTCTGCTGCATGCGTTGCACCTTCTCGGCAGTGATCCTGATCTCACCGTGAACCGGATGTTGATAGGTACCAAGAGGGAGGGCTTGTAGCCAAGTTGGCTCTGATCCTTCGTCTAGTTGGACGTTGACGATCTCTGCCCAGAACTGCACGTGCCGGCCTCCTTCCTTCTAGTATAACCTTGGTTGGTCGTTGACGGCAAGCGATTTAGGTATCATTTGTTACTTTCGCTTCCCTGAAACGTCCTTCCCTGACTGCGTCCCACCAGGACTTTGGGCTTGACCCTTCATGCCTCCTGCATTGGACTGCCTTGGTGGTGCTGCTTGCTGCCCCTGTGGTTGTGCTCCCTGGCCACCCTGTGCTTGGGGCTTACCGCCAGTGACCGAGGGATTCATTCCGACGCCTTGGTTGCCGTGCGCAGCGTTTGCTCCCGCACCTCCAGCGCCTGGCCTTGCGTCTGGAGGTCCATCGGGGATAGCAGGCTGGTTGGGGACAATGACGCGAGCGGTCTTAGGATCCGCTGCAGGTAGATCCATTTCGTCGCGCATCCAGGTCTCCAGTACGTTATCGGGACGGATGATGCCGGCGCCAACGAAGTTCCTGATTGCGAAGCTAAGGGTTCGCCAGTCAACCGTCTCTCCAATCCGTCGCACCTTCAGTTCCGGATACTCGATGTCTGGACCCCAGTTCCAGTTGACGATCTGTGGGATGCAGAACTTGTTGAAGACGTCGCGAACGATGTCGGCAACGTACCTGATCGCCTTGAGGAACATTTGCTGCATCTGTTGCTGGGACTCACCACTCGCACTGGACGAGGGCGACATAAACTGTGCAAGCACACTCTGAGCGATCATGTCGTTGTGGTGAATCGCGGAGTCGATTGGGTGAAGCAGCCGACCTTCCAACTTCAGCATCTGAATGCTCCAGTTGGGAGGAAGCACAACGTGCACCTTCTCGTTGGTGCGGAGGTTGCGCCCAATCTCGTCTGCCTTGTCGACATCACCTTGGTCGAAGTTCGGCGGCAGTACGATGATCGGAATGCCGATGGCATGACGTTCCTTCTGGATCGCGTCGATCTTGTACAGGTTCTCTTTGATGAACCAGTGCTTGTAAGCAGCACGAAGAACCGACGTCCCTGTGACGTCGCCGGCTTCCTTGTCATAGGTGAACAGTGCCAGCTTCCAAATCGGGATATAGTACTCGTTGAAGTTGGGCACGATACTCTGGTACCACGCACCCTGTGGTCCGCCATGATCGTCGAACTCCCACTTCAACAGGTCGAGAGGATGACGAGGAGCGAACTTTCGCCAGACAACCATCCCGTCAGCATTCTTGTCGAACACCTTCTCGAACGTGTAGAACCCGTACTCCAGCATCAAGAGCACTTCCGCCAGGAGCTCAATGAAACTGGTTGTCATCCCCTTGGTGAGGTTGTCCCAGATGAACTTAGCGATCTTCTGATCCTGACTACTCTGGCTTGCAGGATCGATGTACCAGCGCGCACCAAGGATTGGTGTTCTGACGACGCGCATGACACCCTTGATCTGACCGTCACCCTTGCGCATCCTGTCGTACGTGAGCAGACCTTGACGACCCTGCAGTTCGACATTATAGTCAGGACGAGCCATGCCTGTGTAGGCGCTCTGTCCCGTTGTGCCAACTTCGCGGTAGACCGCACGGCGCTGCTTCTCAGGCGTCTGGTCCAATACAGGGTTGTCCGACATCTGAACGAGAAACGCACTGTCGGTCACCTTGACGGGATTGAACCGCTCCATGAGCTCGGCCAGTTCAATCTGGACAAGGTCAAGCCGCTCTCCCATCTGTTCAAGCTCCACAGGGGTATCGCTCACGTTACCACTCCTGGTTCATGTTGAAGAAGGGCATCCCGCTGTTGCCACGCACTTCGCTGCTTACGAGTTCGGCTTCCGCACGGTTTGTTTCGTAGAGATGATGTTGCGCACCAAGGGAGTAAATGTGTAGGTATCCATACCGTAGTGCATCAAGACCGTGGTCGTCTTTAGCGTCAGCCACTTCCTGTGCGTTTCGACCTGCGGTTCCTTCTTTGGCGCGGTAGTTGTTGAACTCATGGATGAGGATAGCGCACTTTGGATCGACAGTGAGCTTTGGTGCCACCAGAGGGGTTCCGTACTCATCGGCTTCTCCGATCTGGTACTCCTTCAGTGCCAGCTTGATTAGATCAACTCCTGTCCTCCAAGGCAACTTCTTCGATTCGGGATCGCCCACACAGGGTGCAAAGTGTGTTGCTGTAAACAGTACAGCTTCTGGATCCGCAGCGTCGCCGAAGCAACAGTCGATATGGTAGCCCGGAGGCTCTGGTCGGTTCTTGAGTTCGTTGAGGATCTCGTACAAGGGTGTATAAGCCTTGTAGTACTCCCTCCAAACGTACACGTTGTCAAATGGGTCAACCTGGAACTCAATCGCCGCGAGTGGATTGGTGAAACCCCAGTCGAACGCGATGTAGTTAGGCCAAGCAGGATTCCACGTATGGTTCTTTACGTGGATCATGTCATCCCACTCACCGTAGATCTTCCCTACGAACGACGCAAAGTCCGCCCCGATTTCCTGCATGAACCACTCGGGTGTGGTCGTTCGCTCGATCAGGTTGATTTCGGGGTCGTTACGTCCACCCGGATACACCACCGGATTCTCCCAGGAAGGGAAGCACCAGGATTCGTACTCATCCATGTGGTGGTCACGTCCGAGAAGCCAGACCTGATAGAGCCAGTTGTGCCCTTCCGGCGTTGTCGGAAAGTCTGCAGATCCACGACGGTCGCTAAGGGCTGGTCTGATGAATCGTTCCCAGGTTTC